GCATTCAATATTTATTGCTGCTCCTGAATCTAAAGTTAATACACCTGCTGAATCAATGTCTACTGTACCATCTGCTGTTATTTGAATATTTGCGGCAGCTGCTGCTGCATCAGTTGTTACTATACTTAATGTTCCATTTGTTCCAGCAGTTAATACAGCTGTATCACTAGCTGAACCTGTCATAGTTACAACTTTGCCATCTACGGCAACATCATCTACAGTAAGAGCTGTTAAAGTACCTAAACTTGTTACACTACCTTGTGCAGCCGTTGCTAAAGTACCCGTTAATGTTCCTGTTACTGTAAGATTGTCAGCAACCGTTACTTCTGAAGTTGAGTGTCCAAGAGTAATTGCTATACCAGAAGTTTCAGTCGCTAATTTTAAAGCTCCTGTAGCATTGGTAACATAAGAATTTGATCCATCGTGATAGACCAACATGTCATTGCCAGTACCAAATTTGGCATTAGCACTATCGGCAAACGTTGCATGAGATCCTGTTAACACATTAAATGCATTCGCTGTCATTGTGAAATCATCAGCGCCTGCGATTTCGAAATCTATTTGATCATCAGTACTTGCTGTAATGCTTGTATCGGAATCAGCATCGAGTGTTAATTCGTTACCATCTAAATCAACTGCACCTATTCCACCAATATTTGAATCAACCATATTTGGATCGGTTGAATCATCAGCAGTCGCATAAATAAGTTTGGTTCCTTTATCAGTAGCTGCCCAAGTAACACTGGATCCTGAACCAGAAACATATTTAAATTGAACAGTGTAAGCTCCGGATGTATTATTTTTCATTATATAAAAAGTTTGAACATCCAAAGGAATCGTTACAACCTGGTTTCCAGTAATCGTTCCTGTAAATTCTATAATTCTGTGTGCAAGAACTGCACCTGTTGATCCGTCAGAAACGGATAGTGTTGTCGTCTGCGCTGAACCCGCTATAGATTGTGCTGTATAACCACCAGCAACCTGTTCAAGAATTTGTATATTGGTATTGGTAGTTGATCCCCATGTACCGGCATTTTCGCCGGTTGTCATCAACTCTGTACCTAAACCTGTATAACTTGATGCCATAATTTATCCTATGCGCTCGCTACAAAAACCTCCACATCACACGCTGCAGTATCTGCATCCACGGTGATATCTGTTAAATTATCAATGCCTGAAGCTAAAGCCGATCCCGCTGATTTTATCGTATCAGCCACGCCACCGCTATTATCACCTGGATAAATAAACGAGTGACCCGCATCAACCTTCAATCTACATTCAGTATTGTTTTCATCTCTAAAAGTTAAAGTAATATGATTTGATGAATCTAAATTTGTAATTCTAATATATCGAACATCGCCATCATCAAACATTCCTGCAACATAACCAACTTTATTTGCAGTAACACCTACACCGCTAATTGCTGATATAAATCCTATTAATCCACATTCTGTTGTTGAAGCCGTTACCACTCTTTTTACTACTTCATTAACACTAGAAATATCTAAAGATCTTTCCGATCCATAATCGATGTTGTTAAGTGTAATTGCTTCTTTGACTGATACTGTTAGTGTTGCCATATTTTAATTCCTTACGGTGTCTGAGCCGGAACGGGTATACGAGGTTCTCCATCCGTATAGTCGTCTCGTCTTCTTCGACCTAATTGTTCNGAACCAAACTTTTGTGCTTCAGTTTGATACTTTTGTTCGTATAGTTGTAGCATATCCTGTGGACCTTTTAAATAACTAAAGGCTTCTACAAGACATGCATATAATAATCCATTACCAAAGTTAAGGCTTAAATAAGTTGTTGTATTCGCCGAACTCAATCCTACCGGTCTAGCGTTGTAATGAATTTTGTACATAAAAGCGGAACTCGGTGTTGGCACAACGGTGATTCGTCCTGAAGATGTTGCTCCCGTTCCTTCAGCTCCACCTGACATAGCATAGTATTTTGGTGTTCCTGTTGTCGTTTCAGCGGCATCATATTCTCTAAGATAGCTGATATCTTTCTTAATCAGGAAGCTATTTTCTCCTGTCGCAACCGATGTTGACGTATAAACTTGAAGTCCTCTAACAAATAATGTTCCAGCAGGAGCATAAACATTATCTTTCGAAGCGGTTAAATTGCCAATCATTTCTTTTCGATCGGCATCAATAGGAACTTCTCTTAAAATTCTAATTTCAGAGTTGTCAATGAATTGATCGGTAATGGTACTAGACAATACCGAGGTTCCTACTTCCGTATAATTCTGAATTGCTGTTGTAAGTGTTGAGTATGTAAATCCTGCCATATTATGCTGTTATAGTTGCTGGACCAGCCGAGCAACTATTGCCTCCTCCCGATACTCCTCCACTTGTAGCAGTGTTTGTATTCACAGTAAAGTGGTAGTAGTCATTGGTATTTGTAATATCTCCGCTTGAATCTCTTTTGCCAACTGTAATTGAATAGCCAGAAGAATAAGCAACATTGGATCCAGATATTCCATCAAAATCTTTTGGGTCTTGATAATCATCAGAATCCGAACTTGTCCAAATCGGTCCTCTGAATCTTACGGTATCATCCGTAGATCTTTCGTGGCTTTTTTCATAAACATTTATAATTCCTGAACTTGCAGCAATCGTTTCAAAAGGATTAGGATCTAGCATTCTAGACACTTCATTTTCTTCTCTTGCGGGTCTTGCATGTCTTAAACCATGACCTTCTACACTATAATGTTTTTTCTCGTCTTGTGGATGTCTTGGTTCATGTTCAGATTTATGAACAAAAGAACCATTCCATTCTCTAACCATTTCATTATAGGGAAATTCCATTCCACTTCGGTCTGAGATCGCTTTAGCGTATTTTCCTCTTGCAAATGCCATAATTATCCACTCGGGTAGTAAGACTCCGGAGTTATATAAGTGCTTGTAGAAGATCCATCTTCTGCCAAGGCTCTTTTTAATTCGTCTTCATATAATAATTTTAATTCTTGCACTCTTTGGGGTGCATATTTTTGTGCTAAATAAAATGCTAGTCCTGATGCCATACAAGGCACAAAACGATAAGGCACATCGGTTGCATCGGTGTAAGTTCCATCAGCATCTTGAATTCTTTTTACAAAGAATATGTGCATATCTTTTGATGCATTAGATGAATCTGCTGTTGGATAAACAGTTATAGTAGTTTTATCAATAAGTCTTTGAACAAAATATCTAGAAGGAGTTCCTTTAGATAATTTATTAGCTAAACCTGAATAGGTTGATCGATCTGTTTTTGTAAGTGTAGAATCAGCTTGATCTGTGGCAGTTCTATCAGTTCTAAGTGTAGCTTCTAAAACGTCGGCAATACCATACGTTGAAGTTCCTGTTGTTCCACCAACAGTCACAGAAGAAGTTCCGTCACCTGTTGCTCTATAGAAAGTATATTCTGCTTGACCTTCGATTAAATCAATATTGGTATCGCCCACTTCCCAGTAGTGCAAACCTCTATTGCCCCATTCTTGAAATAATATATTTAAAGAACGTCTTGCTGTTTTTAATTGATATCCCGAAACAGATTGTAAGCCAATTCGCTCGTAAGCTTCTTCGATAATCTCATCAACAGCAAATGTTTTGTCGAACGTTACTGTTCCGGAAGTAGTGTTAGCCATATGCTACCTCCCTAGTAATTCTTAAGCCATTCGCACGTAATCGTAGCACTATCTGCGGATGTACAAGCGGGCATAACAAATTTAACATCACCAGTGTAGTTAGTAGCTTGATTATTAGGTATTCCACCAATAGAGCTATAATCTAAAAATCCACTTTGTTCTAAAGTTAAAAACGTTGCATCGGTATCTGCGTCCCACATTAATTTCATAGCGTCTACCTTTGCTGTCATAGATACACTATACCATATTTTGTTTAGTGTAACCGTTGAACATGCAGTCCCGCTTTTGTCCGCAGCTAATCCTGAAACATCAACAACTGTAGTTGTGCCACCAGAACTATCAGAAACATTTTGATAGTGTGTTATTAGTTTTTTGTCACCTTGATAAACCGTTTGGT